AAGTTCGATATTGCCACACTCAAAGCACATCGCAAGATCGGACACTTCTTCTTTACTGAAGAGAGAGTGCGATCCTTTTTCCGAAGTGGTACGGAAGCTGTCAAGTTATGCTGCTTCCGGGATCAAGCCACTAAATCCACCCCGCGTCCGTTTCGCGTTGAGCAATTGTCCCAACATTGCAAGTTTGTCCAAACCATGCATGTGGAGGGGAAAGAGTATGTGCAATCTATTGAGATCACAGCCACTACTCAACGCGGTGATTGCGGCGCACCTCTGCTCGTCGCGTGTCCCAAGTACAATGGTCCAAGTGTATACCTCGGTATGCACCACGCAGGGAAGAGGGGTATCATGAAGGACCTTGGATTTTCTCACATCATCACTCAAGAGATGGTGACCGAGGCATTGAAGCAGCTTAAGATATACAAGGATGATATCATTGCTGATGCCAAGCGCAAGGGTATTAAGATAACCATTCCCACCACCCAAGAAGAGGAAATCCTGCACGAAGCAGGAATTGTCGGAGGAAGCATGCTGGTTTTAGGCAAGGTTGATAGACCTGCTATCACGGCCACTCGTTCAAAGATCAAAGTCACTCCTATGGGAGTGGACATGCCGCTTGGGCCTTCTGGTAAGCTACCATCGAAACAAGCACCGTTTTACAAAGACGGTAAGATGGTTTACCCCATGGCAAATGCCATGAAGGCATTTCAATCTCCGCTGGAGTTTCGACAACCAGATGGGTTGAAAATTGCAGCGGAGACCGTTATGCACCCTTTCTTTGCAGCATCCAAGGATCTGCCGCGCACAATCCTCACATTTGAGGAGGCAGTTGTGCCACCTGCAGGTTGGCGACTCAAACCCATTCCTCGTGACACTTCGCCTGGATATCCTTACAACATTGACCACAAGGTTGGTAAGACTGAGTTCTTTGGAAAAGTCGGTGACTACGAGTTTACGAGTCCGGCTTGTCAGAAGCTGCGTAAGGATGCCAAGCACATTGAGGATCGAGCGAAAGAGAATGAGAGGACCTGTGTTATTGCAGGAGACTTTCTCAAGGATGAACCCCGCCCAGAAGCAAAGGTTCATGATGGTCTCACTCGTGCAATTTCCTCCGTGGCTCTTGACTACAGTGTGGTTGTGCGGCAGTACTTTGGTGCTTTTCTTAACGCCTTCCTTACTGTCAACCTTGACGGCAATTTTGCACCTGGGATGAACCCCATCACAGATTGGGGAATCATGATTGACAACCTGCGAAGCAAAGGTGAGAATTACTTTGCGGGTGATTTCAAGCGCTTTGATGCGAGTGAGCAGCCATTCATCCACATGGTCATTTTGGAAATGATCGAGGCGTGGTATGCAAAAACAGGACCCGTTTCCGAGGAGGACAAGCGTGTGCGTTCCATCTTATGGCTCGACCTCATTCACTCTCGTCATCTCACAGGTCTTTCCAACACTCAAGCCTATGTGGTCCAGTGGCACAAGTCACTGCCAAGTGGGCATCCTTTGACCACTGTGGTCAACAGCATGTACTGTGCCATTGCTTTGGCACTATGCTACGTGCGTCTCACCGGAGATGTTTCAGACATGCACAAGCATGTTGTGCTCATCCCCTTCGGTGACGACAATGTTGTGTCAGTATCTGACACCATGCGCGACGTCTTCAATCAGCGTACGGTGGCAGGAGAAATGGAAAGGACTTTGGGTCTGACCTATACGTCTGACAAGAAAGACAAAGAATTGGTGGAGTTCGAACCCATCGAGGACATCACTTTCCTGCAGCGTTTCACTCGGTTTGAACCTGGTGTGGGAGTATTGGCACCCTTGCTCGACGGTAGCATGCTGTTTCCAGCATACTGGCACAAAAACAATCGTGGTCTTAAGGAAGACATGATTGACAATGTCCAGAACACGCTGGGCGAGTTATCACTTCACTCACCTGAAAAATGGGAAGAAGTGACCGGGAAGTTATTCCCGTGGTTGATTGAGCATGACATGTTATCCGACGTCAAGCTCACCACTTACGATGCATGTCGTGAGTGGAGGCTCAACACTGTAGATAGTTGGATATGAGATATATACTGATCCACACATTAAAAGAAGGCAAGACTGGGTGTGTGTGATTGAAAGGATAAACTCAACGCGGCTATTTAGCCTACTACTCAGAGCGTATCAGAGAAAGTCTTCCACCTGCATGGTTTGAGTATACCATGCTTGTACATAGATACTCGCTAAAGAAATTTCCGATGTAAGAGAATGCGACTCTATAAACGCAATACAGAATCCGATGCATAGTGAGGATACCAACCTCCTAGCAGTAGAGGGAACAGCACCCAAGTGTGTGCATATTCCATACACAACGCCCTCTTTTATTAGTGAGCCTACTTCAGAGACTCAAGATTTAAGAGATTATTTTTCACGTGAGCGAACAGTAAGGCAAGGAGTTTTTCCTGCAGGTGTTGGTAATATATTTTCAACAGGTATAGCGTTGGCTACTTTCAACGGTTGGTATCCTAATTTTCTAGCCCGTATGACTGGTGTGTTTGGTA